ATAGTGATGTGACGCAACGGTACATGATCTACGAGCTTGTTTTGGACGTACCGTAATATACGCACTAGAGACATAAGATAGTGATCTATGTATCGATCTCTTTGGTTATGGTGTGTTTGATTTTTTTTTTTCAAGCGGAAGACGGCATACGAGATTCCGAAACGTGACTGGAGTTCAGACGTGTGCTCTTCCGATCTGAGGGCGCTCGCGTTCTGGCGATTGGAAACCCTGACTCGCGCGGAACTCCGTTCCACAAGATTTTCCGCGAAGACCCGACTTGGCACAAGATTAAGATTTCGGCGTTTGACACGCCTAACTTTACTGGCGAGGTAATCCCAGAAGAGCTGAAGCCTCTGCTCATCCAGCGTGAATGGGTAGAGCGTCAGAAGATTTCATGGGGCGAAGACTCCGCTAGATATAAGTCTAAGATTCTGGCTGAGTTCCCAGACGAGGCTGACAACACTTTCTTCTCGCAGTCTGCCATTGACAGGTCGATTGATGCTGAGGTCGATGACGATATGGATATCCCTGCTGTGCTGGGCGTTGACCTTGCGCGTTTCGGTGAGGATGACTCTGTGGTTTACATCAATCGCGGTGGGCGTTGTCGCAAGCTCGACAGCTGGACCAAGGCTACGGCTATTGAGTCGGCTAACCGAGTGCACAGGTTGGCAACTGAACATGGCGTGAAAGAAGTGCGCGTTGACGCATCTGGTCTTGGTGGCCCGGTAGTTGACCTTATTGTGAATATCGCAAACAACGCTTATACAGTTATATCAATGCTTGGCTCCGCTGCCAGCCCTGATAACACTCGCTGGCTAAACGCTCGTGCTTACAACTTTGACTTCCTACGCGAGAAGATGCTTGATGGCAGCATTGACCTTGACCCAGATGACAAGATTTTGCTGGATGAGATTATGATGATTCAGTATAAGTTCTCCGCCAAGGGTGCTATCCAGATTGAGTCCAAGGATGACATGCGCTCTAGAGGCGTGAAGTCCCCTGACAGTCTGGATGCACTGGTTTACGCTGCTGCTAATCTTGAGCACATCACCAACTCTAAGTTTGGCGACAAGAAACCGGGCGATGTTATCACTTGGGACACGAATCCACTTGACGAGCAGTTCCCCTTTTATGGTAGCTGGGTATGGTAGAATAGTCTTACACAAACTTTTAAGGACTTTTTGATGGATTTCACCCAACTTTCAGAGCAATTTGGAGCGATTGCAAACGAAAATGAACTACTTCGCGAAAGCTACGCTTCGATGGCAAACGCAATGCTTGCTTTCGAAGACAAAGGCTGGACTCTTTATGGTCAGGTCGAACTGGTCGATGCCTTCAAGCTGGAAGAGCTACAGCGTGCTGCTGGCGTAATCCGCGAGAACTCCGAAGCCAACCCACTGCTAAAGCGCGGTTGCGGTCTTCGCTCAAGCTACATCTTCGGCAAGGGTGTCTCGTTCAGCGAGCAGCCTCCTCGCATCCGCAGAATCATGTCTGACGAGCAGAACCAAGATGTCCTATTCTCAGCTGAGGCGCAGGCAATCAATGAGCGCAGCCACTTCACCGATGGTCAGTTCTTCATCTTGGGTGAGGTCTCTACCAAGAAGTTCCAGCGCATCCCTTTCAACGAGATTACCGGAGTTGTCACCGACCCTGACAATCAGGAGATTATCCGTTACTACCGCCGTAGCTGGACTCGCTACGAGCAGGAACTAAATGCTAGCGCACCTAAAGCTGTGCAGATGAACCGCTGGTATCCAGCCGACACCTACGAGCCTATGGGTGGTCGCTTTGCCGGCAGCATCCAGAACCAGCCAGTTGACGCTAAGTATCGTATGCTTGCCTCTAAGGTGAACCGCCGAGCTGGTCAAATCTGGGGTGTTCCAGATGCTTTCCCTGCTCTTCCTTGGGCACACGCTTACAACGAGTATCTAAAGGATGGCTCGCGCATGCTAAAAGCTCTAGCCATGTTCGCTTGGCAGCTAAAGACCAAGACCAGAGGCGGAGCAACTACCGCTGCTGCAACTATCGCATCGCCAACTAACGCTGGCTCTACCGCTGTGATGTCGAACGACATGGAGCTAAACTCAATGCCTCGCGCCAACGCTGTGAACCTAAACGATGGTCGCGCACTTGGCTCTATGGTTGCTTCTGCGCTTGAGGTGTCAGTTGTAGCCTTGCTATCTGACCCGGGAACTTCTGGCGCTTATGGAACTGCACAGACACTGGATGTTCCAACTGTAAAGGCTATGGAAGCTCGCCAGCAGGTTTGGACCTTGTTCTACCGCCGAGTTATGAAGTTCATTGGTGCTAACATGGATGCACTTGAAATCAACTGGCCTAAGATTGAGACCGAGCCAAGCCAGCGCATGATGCAAGCACTTGCTCTTGCTAAAGAGTCTAACGCCATCTGGGATGACGAATACCGCAATGCGGTTATCGAGACCCTTGACATCGCTAAGCTGCACAATGAACCGCCCAACGATGGCTCGATGAATGACACATCGTCTAACAATGACAGCTCAATTGTGCCATCTCAAGGCAATTCTGGAGTGGCTGGCTCGATGCAGGACAATGCAAACGATTTGCGCCCCGGAGATAATGCTCCTGTTGCATAGTTGTATGCTATAATAATACATAGTAAATACCTATTGGAGATTTTATGGCTATAACGCTAAATGAGAACGCAGCACTGGCTGCACCAGTCAAATCTGGTAGCAAGTGGCGCGTTAAGATTATTGAAGCCGGTTGGGGTTCATCGGGGTATTACGGCGCAGATATGCTAAAGAACTTTGGTCCTAAAGTCTTCAAGGCTGGCACTAAAGTTTTTATGAACCACCCATCACTCAGCGAGTCTTCGGAAAGACCAGAGCGCGATGTTCACCAGCTTGCTGGCAAGCTAACATCTGATTCTGTGTTTACCGAGAATGGTCTCGTTGCAGATATTGAATTCTACTCCCACTATGCACCAATCATTAAAGAAATGTATGAGGATGTAGGTTTGTCAATTCACGCTCTTGGCGAAGCCAAGGTTGGAGAGGCAGAGGGCCGAGAGGGTCCAATCATCGAGTCGCTGGTCGAAGACCCTTTGACTAGCGTAGATGTCGTTACTGTAGCTGGCGCAGGAGGAAAGTTTTTGAACCTCCTAGAAAGCTACACTAGAAAAGATGCTGAAACCACTCCGGTTACAGAATCCGTATCGGAAGGAAATGGAATGTCCATTACTAAGGAAGAATTTGACGCAGCTATTGCTGACCTCAAAACTGCCTTCGTTGAGGCAATCACGCCTGTAGTAGAGTCGGTTTCGATTCTTGCTGAGGCAGCTAAGCCAGCTGAAATTGACGAGACAGAAACTATCGAAGAGGTAGTCGAGTCGGTTAACCCAGTTGACATGGCAGTGAAGTTCAACGAATCTGGTCTACCGACCAAGGCCCTCACTCGCGTAGTCGAGGCTCTTAAGTCTGAAGCCAACACAAAGTCGGTTGACGAGCTAATTGCTGATGAGAAGGCATATGTTGCCGAAATCAGCGAGTCCGTTGCCATCGCCACTGTAGCTGACACCACTGGTGTTATCCACGAGGCAACCAAGTCAAGCCTAGAAGATGAGTTCGCAGCTGTTGTGAACCGCATCTCAGGCAAATAGTAGAAGGAAAAGTAAATGGCTCTTAATGAGATTTACACAAATGGCAACGAGCTTGTCCTTCCTGTAGCAAGCACTGTTAAATCAGGTAACTTGGTTCAGGTTGGTCAGATTATCGGTGTCGCACAAAATGACGCAGTTACCGGCGAGGATGGCAACACTTACGCCACTCTAAAGCTAAACGGCGTATTCAGATTGACTACTTCGGTAGCTGTAACTGTTGGCGCAGCGGTGTATGTTACATCTGCTGGCGTTATCAATGTTACCGCTTCGGGTAACAAGTTCATCGGTCACGCTGTGACCGCTAAGGCTGGCACTTCGGCTGGCGACATTTATGTTCGTCTCGTTCCGGCTGCTGCGTAAGGTTAGGTAAATTATGGAAAACATTACTTCTCGTCAAGTAGAAGCTGCTAAGCTTCTTGAAGGCGCTCTTCGTGGCGACCGCAGCGACAAGCTAAAGCTTCAGGAAGGTATCGCAACTAGCGACCTACCTGTGCAGCTTGCTCCAACTATCAACAAAATCATGCTTGAGAACTACGCAGTTCAGCCAAAGGTATGGGACCGCTTTGCTACTCGTCTAGTTGTAGACGACTTCCGCCCAGTGACTTTCCAGTCAATGCGCTACGAAGATGACGGCAAGAACAACCAAGGCGATGTGTTCCGCGATGGTTCACTTCCAACTGTTGGTGAGTATGACGAATACCCAACCGCTGGATGGTTCAATGTAACCGAGCAGACAATGGCAGTCAAGAAGGCTGGTCAGCGTATCCGCTTCAGCTGGGAAGCCATCATCAACGATGGTCAGATTGGCCTCCTAGAGCGTCTACCTATTGAGCTTGCTCAGAAGGCAGCCGGCAAGGAAGACGAAGAAGTTACCAAGCAGCTAGTTGCTGCTGGTGGTCTAAACACCACTAACTTCAAGTCAGCCAACCAGAACCTCCTAACTGGCAACGCTGCTCTAAGCCTTGAGTCTCTTGAGGCTGCAATCGAAGCTGCCAACAAGCAGACCTTCAACGGCAACCTAATCACCCCAGTAACTCGCTTCGCTCTAGTTGTGCCTCGCTCACTAGAGATGACTGCAAAGCGCATCCTTGCTATCCAGCAGGTTCGCACCGAGACCACTGTTGGTTCTGTTGTAACTTCGACAGTAACCGGCAACCCAATCGGTTCGCAGATTGAGATTGTTGTTAACGACTGGATTACAAAGATTAACTCTGGAGCCGGTGCTTACTGGTTCTTGATTCCAGTTCCGGGACAGTCGCTAAACCCAGCTGTTGCTCTTGGTTTCCTTCGTGCACACGAGGCTCCTGAGCTTCGCGTCAAGTCGAACTCGGGTCTATTCCTTGGTGGCAGTGGTGTTCCAGCTCCCGAAGTTGTCTTCGACAACGATG